AGTTTATCACTCTCTATAATTGATTTGATATTAGCAGTACCCATTTTCTTTACCTGTTTTGTCATACGAACACCTAATTGTGAACCTCTTTGACTGAACATCGCACCAAGTATTTGACCAGCACGACCTTTTTGTGTAGTCATTAATACATTTGGATACTCAATTTCAAAATGTAAACCATCTGAAATTTGAGCGCCTATATCATTTACTTCAACAAGTATATGTGCATTGTCATATTGCTTACATACTTTAGAAATCATTTCAGGAAACAACATAGGTTTAATTTCATTGTCTCTAAATGTCGCAACTATTCTATAAGGTAAGTTGGTTACATCATAAACAATAAATGCTGAATAATCTTTTAAAGAACCTCGGGCAACATCAACCGTACATAGATATGTGTTTCCTTTAATAGGTTTTTCAAAGACACTTAATCTGCCATTTGTTTGTAATGGTGTTATATACGGTGTCGCTTTTATTTTGGCAGCTGAAATTAATGTATCTATACTACCTAAAAATTCACACTCAAACTCACTAGCAAATTGTGCTTCCGATGTATTTCTAATTGTTTCTTCTTTCCACTTATTGTCTCTACCTGGTACTTCTGACCAATGTACTTCAATTGGTACATAATCATTTTGTCCATTCTCAGCGTCAACCCACAATTTATAGAATTGATTCATTCCGTGGGGAGTTGATACGATAATTACTTTAGTTGATTTACCAGAAGTAATTGTAGGATAAACGGAACTAAAAAATTGTTCGGCAATAGTTGTAGGTACGAAAGCAAACTCGTCAAGGAAGATAATGTTATATGAACCTCCTCGGACAGCACTTGAAGAAGTTGCGGCCGCTACTAGTTTACTTCCATTCTCTAATTCTATATTACCTTTGTTCCAATTGATAACACCTTGTTGTAACCACTTTGGTAAGTTTTCATAAGCAAGTTGTAATCTTCCTAATATATCTCTAGCAGTTGAAGATTTATTAGCAAGAATAGCTATACTTGAATTAGGATTAAATAATGCGTAATGTAATAAGTAAGATATAATAGTTGTAGATTTACCACTTTGTCTAGGTAGTTTGTAGATTGAAAACCTTTCGCTGTGCATAGTATCAATCATCTTATCTTGGAACTTATAAGTTGTGAAAGGAACTAAACCTTCATCAAGCGATACAATCTTTACATAATTTTTAATAAAATAGATTGGATCTTCAGAACATTTTTGAAACTCATTTACTTGTTCTTCCGTAAACTCGGTTTTAGTACCTGATTTTTTAAGATTTGGATTTCCTAAATATGCGTCATTAATCATCTTTTTTCTCTTTGTCGTTTACTACAATCGGTTCTAAATCGTCTTGCATTTTTTCAGAAGTTGTTTTAACAATTTTTTTATCTTTCAACATCTTTTGCAAGTCTGTAGTACTCCCAACAAATAAAGCATTTTGAATCTTAGCAGTAGTCTTATTAGGTAACTCTTTTAGTTTTGATAATTTAGTTTGTAAGTCTTGTAATTTATCAACGGTGTCAGCTACATTTTTAATTAATACACCTGCAACTTCATATGCTCTTGGATGTTGTCCCTCTTTAGCAACATCTAATATACCTTGAATAGCGTCTTGTCCTCTTTCAATTAAATTATAATAGTTTTCTCTACTATATTTGTAATCATTATCTATATCGTCCTTTTTAGGATCCTCTTTTCTAGGCACAGGAACTTTTTTCTCTTGCACCATTAATTCAGCGACAGGAGTACTTTCTTCCTTAATACCTAAAATATCATTTACTTTATCTTCTAATTTTCCCATTAGTCTTTACCTTCTATACTAGTTCCTTTGAAAGGGTCTTTACTTGTATCTCTATTATTTTCATTATACACATCCTTATTCTCTAATAAAGAAAAATTACAATTTAATATAATTCTCATTTCACTTTTCATTGGGTTAGCACTTGCGTGAAATCTATCTCCTCTAAACATAACACAACTATTTGCTTTTGGTGTTATTCGTTTATGTATAGTTAGTCTTTCTGGTTTCTTTGTTTTATCAAATTTCTCATTAAACAAATAAGTATCACCATCACAATCTATTGGATAGTAAATTAAAATCCAATGTTGAGCCATTTCTTCGTCATCAATGTGTGCTGTGTTATACATACCTTCTTTGAAATTTGGATGAGGTTGCATACAATTAAACTTTAATCTTAATATATCTTTTACTTTATAACCAAAACCTTCAACCATTATATTCAAAGCATATTTAATTGGTTCTAATCCTGGGTTAACTTGTGGTCTTTGGTCTAGGTGTGAATAGATTCGGTGTACCATTTGAACGGTAGTAAATGTATTGTCATCTTTAACAATACCTGGATTGCTCATTTGTTGGTCTAATATATCTTTAGAGATTATATAACCTAATCTGTATATGTTGTGTTGAAAACTATTTGCTACATTACCTGGTAGGCAGTTTTCTTTGTATAAAATATCGTCCATTGTATCCTCTCATTATGTATCACTTCCACTTGAAGGGTCATATTTTTTACCATCTTCAAAAAATGATATAGTTGTTGTAAATCCAAAATCATCACCAGGTTTTGCTGTTGTAGGGTCAGGAGTAATTACTATTCTTTCTTCTCTTGCCTTACTGACTGAATCAGTTCCTAAATCTGTTTGTACTTTTCTAACAACACCTGCTGTTGTAGAAGGTCCGTATAGATAAGTTTTAGCAGTAAAGGTCATAGTATATATTACTGCTCTTCTAGTTTCAAAATCTCCACTATAACTATCTTCGTATTGTATGTCTCCAATTACAATTGGAACATCACGCTTAATTCCTAAATCAGGAACCATATTAATTGTAACCGTATAATCTGGTTGAAAGTACGGTACTATTTGTTCTAAAATTTGTAAACCATTTTCAGCAGTTGCTGTAAATATAAACAATTTATATGTTATATTATATGGAACTGGAGTATAGTTAAAGTCCATTTTATTAGCTTGATCCGTAGAAGAACCATCTGTGTTTGGTTTTCTAAATTTTTGTAATTTATTTAACTTTCTACTAGGGTCATATTCTATACCTTCTATTTCAAATCCCATACGAGGTAGTACCGTTGCAAATTGTTTATCTGTTAAATCACCTTGTTGAGTTAATCTAACAATAAATTTTTCTTTTGGCGCATATGCTAATGGCACCGTAAATCTTTTAACTACTGAACCATTTGCGTCTTTTGTTTGTACAACAATCTTATTAAAGATTTGACCAAAAGCAATAGTCAATCTTCTCATACCTTCGTTATAAAAATGAGTTCCAAACATTATACTACCTTACCTTTATTAGGTCCTTTTTTAAATCTATATTTTTGTGTGCCTGTAGCACCTATCTCAACTTCTTTTCTTAAAGTTTTAGATAACTCTAAAGTTTTTTTTTCTTTATTAATTCTATTAGTATGTTCTACTAGTTGTTTATGTCTATCTCTTTCCATTATTTAACTTCTCCAAATGGATTGTTTTCTGTGAAGTCAAGTATATCATCATTAACCGTTGCAGTATCAAAACCAGCAGCTGAATCTAAATCTAAATTATCAGCATAAGCAGATTTTGTTTGTACACTTTCAGCAGCGTCTCCATCAGTTGTAGTGTCGTCCCAATCTTCATTAATTAAATAACAAGGATTACCGTGTTTATCTCCTGTTTCTAATTGTAAGAAACCACTATAAGAAGATTGATTTAATGTACCATCTTCAAGTCTAAACTGGTGTGCCAAAGATGTATCAAGTGATTTTCTATCATCAGCTTGGTCAATGTCAGCGTGACCTGTATTAAATTCTTCACTAGAGTATTCAAATGTTTTACATCTTAATTTATAGACAGGTAAATTTCCTAATTGAAAGAAAGGTTCCTGGTCTTCAACAAACGCAATTTCAAAAAACCTATTCATTAAAGGATAGTAAATAACATCACCTTCATTAGGTCTGCCATCCACCATTAGGTTTGCTGGGTCATCTACTTGTTCTTGGAATCTTCTTTTAGCAATAACGAAAGTTGTATCGTCTCTTACTTCTAATCCAAACTTACTAATTATTTCTTCTTCACCAGCAAACCCTTGTGGTGTGTCAAAATACATTTCTACTAGATACGAGTCGTCAAACCTAGACGCAGAATCCTCACCAAGAATTAAATCTCTATTAACTAGAGTTCTCGGTAAATAATAAACAGCGTGTCCATAGATTTTTAAATTCTCTACGATTAAATCTTCTATTAATCTTTTCTCACTTTGACTACCTATGCCATCGCCGCCTTGAAAATAATGATTAACGGCCATTTTATTTTTATCCTATCATTAGTGCTTGGTGTTCTTGTAGAGATTTTATTTCTTCCTCTAACTTCTCTATATCTGCTAATGCCTGTGTATAGATTTGTTCACCATTTAAGGTTACACCACCTATCATAGCAACACCAGCAAATTTTGATAGATTAGCACCCCATTGTTTTTTAACTAGTGCAGTTGTATATTTCTTTAACCAAATATCATTATAGACATCTGTATATGTGTCTGGATCCATTTTTCTGTAGCATTCAATAACAATATATTCATCTATCATTAAATCGTTTTCCCAATCCATATCAATGTATAATCTATTATCGTGTTGGTTAAATCTTAATGGTTTTTCACCAACTAATATGTGGTCTAGGAAATCTAATTGTCTCATAACTACATCATAGTTAATAACAGAAGTTGATGAGAAATCGTATAAGTCATTTAATCTTAATTGGTATCTAACATCAAATAAGTTTAAATTACCTTTGTTTGAAAAAGGAAATATATTTGTAACCGAAAATACGGTTTCTGGAACAACAATATAATTGTTATCTTCTTTCCAAGTAGAGGTTACAGAATTCTTTGTTCCTGCTTCACTATTACTAGTTAAGATTCTATTTTTTTCTGCTTGTGTATATTGCCATTTTAAATAAGTTCTTTTGATACCATCATAGTGATATTGTTGCCAATATTGTAGCGCCTCATCTACTCTATCATCTATTTGGTCATCATCAACATTTATCTCTATAACAGGATGCCCCAATGCTCTTTTAGCATAAGAGATTAATGTCTGTCTTGTATTAGGTTGAGCCATAGTTATTTCCTTCTAATTCTTTGCTATATTTATAATTTATAGATGGTCGTTATTTGACCAAACGGCCTTATCATCTACTTTATTATCATAGTACCAAGAAAATATCGCTAAAAACAGACCAAATAATATAATTCCTTGTATAAAAGGTTCGTGTTTTAGACAATATATTAGGACATCTAATCCATCTCCACCATCAGCTATAATTTTATCAATCATAATTCAGTTTCTTTCCACATCTTTTAATAGCAGCTTTGACTTTAACTACCATATCAAATATCAAATTATCTGTATGAAATGGAGTTGGAGTAAATCTTAATCTTTCAGTACCTACAGCAACCGTTGGCCAATTGATAGGTTGTACATAGATACCTTCTTTGTAAAGTAATTCATCTGATACTGCTTTACATCTTTTAGCTTCTCCAATAATAACAGGAACAATATGACTATCATTTTTCATAACTTCTATTCCTTGTCTTTCAAGTTCTTCTTTTGTTTTGTTTGCTCTTTCGTGTATCTTATCTCTTAATTCAGGATGGTCTCTAACATACTTAACACTCGTTAAAGCACCAGCACAAATAACTGGACTTACAGAAGTTGTAAAAATAAAAGCACTAGCCATACTTCTTATTGTGTCAATAAACTCTCTCTTTCCTGCGATGTATCCACCTTGTACACCGAACGCCTTTGCTAATGTTCCATTTATTATATCAACTTCTACATTATCTCTTTCACATATTCCAGCACCTTCTTTTCCATAAAGACCAACAGCGTGTACTTCATCAATATAAGAAATTGCATTATACTTTTTACATAAGTCAGCTATTTCTTTTACAGGAGCAATATCTCCGTCCATAGAATATACACTTTCAAATACTACACATTTAGGACCTGGTTCAGATTTTAAAATACTTTCTAAATCATCTAAATCATTATGTTTAAATATTTCTTTTCTACATCTACTATGGCGTAAACCTTGTATGATAGAAGAATGATTTTGTGCGTCTGATATAAACAATAAATCAGGCATAACCTTACCCATTGTTTCTAAAGTTGTTTGATTGGCATTATAAGCAGAAGTAAATAATAATGCTTTTTCTTTCTTATGGAGAGACGCTAGTTCTCGTTCCAGAGCATTATGATAGTGAGTAGTGCCTGATATGTTTCTTGTCCCTCCAGCACCCGCTCCGCTCGTTTCAAGTGCTGTTTTCATAGAGTCTATGACATAGTTATGTTGTCCCATTCCAAGATAATCGTTGGAACACCAATTGACAATATTTTTGATTGAGTATTTTGAATACCAAATGGCGTGAGGATACTTTCCTCTTGTTCTTATAATATCATTAAAAGTTCTATATCTTCCATCTGATTTATAATCGTCTATGACCTGTTTAAATTTATCTAAATGTTCCATTATTCAACATAAGGAAATAATGCGTTTGTACAAAATTCTTCAACATCTTCATCTTTTAATCCTAAAGACTTCATTACTCTAGGCGTATGAGGATTTTCTCTTTGATGTTTTGCGTATCTGTTTTGTGCGTCTTTTATTTCTTGTATATTTCCTTCTCCTTTTTCTCGTCTTAATAATGTAAAGTAAGCACCTAAATTAGTTTGTGCTAAACTTAAAGCGGCATTTAATTCTTTTTCTTGTGTTATATTACTAGCAGCAACCATACCAGGACTAAAAATTTTCATTGCCCAATCAGGTAGTTCTCGTACTTTAGATGGTTTATAATTACTTGCTTCTTTCACAAACCAATCAACCATTGAATGGTCTCTCTTTGCAAGTGGAGAAAAGTCGTGGAAGAAACCTGTAACCTTTTTTGCACCAGCAATAACATCAAGTCCATATATTGGACCTGGGTGTGTTAGTTTTGGAAATACACAACAATGAAACATATATAAACCTTTTGTTCCTCTTGCGTCTACAACATCTAAATGACATCTTCTCGCTTCTGGTGTTTCCCATACTCTATTAACCCAACCGTCTTTTGGACGATTAAATTTTTCCATAGTTGGTTCAAATATTTCTTTACCTTCTCTATCAAAAACTGCTGTAAGATAGTTAGTAGTTTCTTCTAACATCTGCCATATTCTACTTCGTTTATAAATTGCCATCACCAAACCTCTTTTCGTTTTGTTCAATAAATTTTTTCATATCTTTAAATAAATCTGTTGCAAATCCAAAACATATTCTTGCTTCATAAACAACACTATTAATATTTTCAGATATAGTACTTTGGTCTGAATACTTTTGATAACTATCCACTTTAGTTCTTAATGCTTCTTTTAATTCTTTAATGTTTTTATATGGTTGATTTCTACCTTCAACATATCTAATATTAAATTGATAATATTTTCCTTGACCTGGTATCTTTTTTCTTATCATTTGACCACCAGATAAATCTCCCATATGTCTTACATAAATGTGAGCAGCTATTTTTTCTGGATTATCCATTAAATTTTTATTAATATAATCCAAATATTTACTTGTAGATTCCATCAATGGTGGTTTCCAATTATATGTCCACAATTCATCAAAGTCTGCTTTGATAGATGGTGCTCGTCTCAATTCAGGCATATCATCAAAGATACCTTCTGACATTGCTAACGCTTCTAACATATTATAACATTGATGTTGATTGAAAAGATAGATACCATATATTTCAGGATTTATTTTACCTGACATAATTGTTTTTACAAATCCTTGGCGTTCAGCTTCTTTATGATGTTCCCAAGTAAGTTCTTTTAATGTCTTCATCTTTTTGGTGCTTCTTTAAATTTTTTATCTAGTTCATCTTTCTTTTGTTGTTCTGCCTTTATATCTTCGTTAACATAATCTTTATATTCTTCTGGCAAATCATCAACATCCATTTCTCTCATAGTAACCGCATTTTTCATTAATTCTGCTCTTACTTTCATATCTTCTGTTTCGTCTCTATTACCAGCAGACATATTATTAATACCTGATTTATCTTCCATTATTTCTTTTGCACCAATTTTGAATAAAGCAATTCTAGGTAAGACCTCTTCCATATGTTCTTGGTGTGCCATTAAATCTTGTACTAAACCTCTTTTAAAATCCCAAGACATTTTAACTTCCTCTAACATTTCTTCTTTATGGTCTTTGTAATATTTTTCAAATAAAGTTTTTAACTTGTCAACTAATATAGAAGATTTTTGATTTTTATGTATTTCGCTATGAGTAGCGTATAGTTGAGCAACTAGTTTGTGTGGAGTATCTTTTAAAGGTTTTAAATGATTTACCCATACTTCGGTACCATACATCATTGATGGTTCTACCCAAGGTTTTGAAATATCATCAGCTTCATAAGGCCATTCTTGTTTAAATGCCTCATATAGCTTTTCTCTTATGTTTATTTCGGGAAAGTCTTTAGTGATTTCTAAAGTTAAATGTTCTAACTGATTTATAACCAACCATTGATTATAAAAGTAAGTTCCTTTAACTTCTTTGATGAGTTTATTGTTGTTGTAATCTACTATGAAATCCATTGATTCATAGTTGTTTCGTGCCTTTTCAATAAAGGTTTCTAGGTCTTTCATTTTTCACTCCAAGTTGTTATATAGTGACCCATAGTAAAGCAGGTCTATAATATAGTATTTATGTTAGTCTCTAGGACCCAAGTGGAAGAAGTAAGCAGTTTGGTTACTATTAGCACCTTCACCATAATAGTCATAGTGTTGAGTTACCGAAGATCCACCATCATATCCACACCAGTATACCTGACCTCTTTGGTTAAGAGCTCTTGGTATGTTTGAAGAACCAGTTCCTGAATAGAATAAATCTGTCCATCTATGACCACCTGCAGGTTGGAATACAATTCTTTTTCTTGTTCTAAACATTTCATTGTCTTCCATAGCACCTTGCGTGTCATTACGACCACCATTAGTGTATTGGTCATTATTACTTGAGTCTCCACCTAAACCGTGTTCATCGTTTGAATATGGAGCACCACCCCATATAATTCCTTCGTCATCAAGTATCATTGGGAAAGAGTACATATAAGAACCATCAGCTCTACTCATACCTACATCACATACATTAACCGCCCATTTAGGACCTTTTTGATGTATGAAACTTCCTGGGTGACCACCTGAAGAATACCAGTATCCATTACTTTCTACTGATTGTCCACGACCACCATAAGTTCCATAGTTACCATCGTGTACCCATAGCATACCTGTTGATTTTTGTCTTAAATACAACCATTTGTTTTCATCTCCACCACACCAGAAGAAGTCAATATCACCATTTATAAAGTGACCTTCTCTTCTGAACGAACCAATATGGTGCGTATCTGTATAACCTGGAGAACCTATCGGCCAAGCGCCTGAAGTTGTATAACCTGTGAACCACATATATCCTTCACCATCTAAAATGTGTGTAGAAGAGTTTCCACCGTTTGACCAAGTTGATTTGTATAATTTTATTCCACCGTATCTGTTCCAGTTAATTCCAACTCTTGTAGGTTTTGTATAGTAATAAGTTCCATTTCTGTTACCTACTCCTAATTCACCGTATTGGTTATGTCCCCACGCCCATAGTTGACCTGTATCGTCAAGTGCGTGGAACCAACATTCTTCTGAACCTGAAGACCACATATCTACAATTCTTCTTCCATCAAAATATGATTGTGGTAATCTTACTGGTCTAGGAATATTGGCACTATAGAAAGCAGTTGAAGTTGGTCCACCAGTAGTATCTGTTGAGTTATTAATTGAAGGATTACCAAGTCCTAATTGACCGTTGTTATTGTAACCCCAAACCCATACACTTCCATCTGATCCTAATGACCAATTAGAAGTAGTACCACTATCGTGTGCCTCGTCTGAAAATCCTACTTTAACCATTCTAGTTTGGTTATATGTTTTTCCAATTGTATTACCTTGCCAGTCTTGCGTATCGTTTGCCGTTACCCTAACTGCATAAGGTCTATCTGTTGTTTCTGAATTTCCTAAAGAATAATTTCCATTGTTACCTGAAGCATATACTTCACCATTGTTAAACAACCAATATGTTCTGTTATAATTTTTTGAAACTTGGATAACTCTTGGAGCTTTACCATCAGGAGTAGTCATTCTTCCTGTTGCATTAATATTCCAAGATTGATTATCTGTTGACGCCATCCAATCTGTAAATGTGAAACCTGTTGACATATGTTTTGCAGGTTCGTCATTTCCAGCAGTACCTTCTCCTAATCCTGAAGATGAGGTATTGTCAGAAGAACCAACCCACATATCAGAACCATCTGAACATAAAGTACAAGTTCTATATGATTGGTCTGAGCAACCTGTGTGTGAAACTCCCATATTGTATCTCCAACCTAACGGAGCTCGGTTGTTAAATGATACAACTTCGTTTCTTGTACACCACTTGTTTTCGTTTATGTAAATTAGTTCCCAATATTTTGATGGTCTTCCATCGTGTTCTTCTACCCAAGTATTACAATATCTTGTTCTTTGTAAACAAAGATAAATTTTGTCAGCAACTTTAACCATTTCGCCTCTTTCATATTGTCTCCAATATTGCCAAGTTTCAATGTTATCGTTACCTGCTAGTAATAATGTCCAGTATCTTCTGTCATCTGGTCTATAGCTTCTTTTTCTAATCGTAGGTTGATATTGACCATACGAGTTAGTATTAATCATTGCTTCAGAAGAAATAGTATAATTCATAGGTGTATCTTCAATACATCTATAAGATTTACCTCTCCAGTAAACTACATCATTTTTCTTGTAGCTTTCCTTATCTCTCCAAGCACCTCTCCAGGTTACTTTAAAATCTGTTATTGATAATGCCATATTACTTTCCCTAATACTTGTTTAATTAAAATCCTAAATTTGTCAAAAAATTAGCTTTTGCAGTTTTATGGTCAGCGATAGCAGTTTTAGTTGCAGAAGTGTCATCTGCCACATCTGATAATAAATCTATCATATTTTTACCTGCCATAAAATCGTTGTCTAGGTTATCTAAACCTTGTTCAACATAAGAGCTACTATTTTTGATTGCTGTTTTTTCGTCTGCGTCTGATACTACTGATACACCGTATACAGAATCATTTGCACCACTAGTTGAAATGGTAGTATTACCATCATCAATAGAGAAGTATGCTTTACCATTTAACTCTCCTAAACTAATAGGCGTATCTCCTGTAGGAGCAGTATAATCATCACCTTGACCAATTCCAGCAGTCATTGAATATATTACTTTTGCCATTGTTTTTATCTCCGTTTTCTTTTTTTGTTATACTTCTATTTATACTTTATCTACCATTACCAGCTTGCCACATCATCGGTCTGCCTGTGTTTGACCAGGTAGCAGTTGCGTGGTGTCCCAAGTTGTTATTACTAGAAAATCCCCAAAGTAGCACTTGACCATCTTCCGTTCCAACCATTGGTTGAAGTCCGTAGTAGTTAGTTGATTGGTCAATACCTTGAATACACATTGTTCTTATTCTTGTAGCAGCAGGTACATAAGCGTGGTATGGTTTGTATGTTCCATCTTCACCATTCCAGTTATCTCCAGCAATTGGATTAGGCATAGATGAATAAACATCCCTACCTTGACAGAAGAATTCCCCATTATCAGTTAACCAATAACTTCTTCCTTGGTCAGAATAAGTGTTGCAAATTGCAACTTCTTTTAAGTTGTTAATCTTATCTACTTGTACAGGACTTGTATTTGTTCCTGTTCCACCATCACCTGAATTGTAATAACCTCCAGAGTGTCCAGCAGTCCAAGTCTCTCCATTTTTCAATCTAACGAAAGTTGTTCTATATCCGTTCCATCTACAAGCCCAAAAGTCAACTATATCTCCAGCAGGAGAAGCAGTTGCCTGTGTCATAGTACTTCTATCAGTTGTTGAGTTATCAAAGAAGTTACCATAATCGTTTTTACCTGTACTCCAAATATATCCGTTTCCATCTAATATTTGGAAACAAGAGTTAGATGAGTGAGAACAAGCTTGCCATACAGCGATACCACCATTATCAGAAGCATTAAATCCTGTCATCAATACTGGTCTGTATTTGTCTGTAGTTGTTGTATCTCCTAATTGACCTATGTTATTTCTTCCCCAACCATAAATGTTATCCTGTGAAGTTCTAGCATAGAAAGATGTACTATCACCGCCTGAGCAAGTAATATCTATAATCTTCTCGTCATTAAACCATTCTCTTGGAATTCTTTTTGGTCCGTATGCGTGTTGAGTTCTACCATCACCAACTTCGCCATAACCATTGTAACCCCAAACATATACATCACCTTCGTCTGTTAAAGCGCAAGGAGTATGTATTGAATCTTCGTTTTGAATTTTCATTGTCATTTTAATGAAGTGGACATCTTCAACACCGTCAGGTGACATTGCATTACCAGGAGCACCGTCATAACCAGTACCTTGTTGTCCGTGTGAACCATATCCACCGTGGAATATTTCTCCGTTATCAAATAGAATCATTGTTGCGTCATAAGACATTTCTATTTGGATAGCTCTTGGTGTTCTCATTCTATCATAACGAGACCATTTAGGTCCTTTTCTATGATTGTATCCACCTTCGTTTCTACTTTCTGAATTGTAGAAATCTCTCCATCTAAAGGTTACTTCTCTAAAGTATGAAGATGAACGGTCTTTTTCCATATTAGAAGCAGAAGTACCGTGTCCAATTGTCCATACAGCACCATTCTTATCAATGTACATATGACATCTGTAAATGTTACCATTTTCACTTCTTCCGTCTTTATACGGCCAAGCGATTGGACCTCTATTCGGGAACCAAACTCCAGCACATTGTTCTTGCGAGTTCATACCTGCAAAGGATTCCCAAGCATTATGGTATGATTGAATATGTGGAGGATAGTTTTTACCTGTTTCGTTATTATTTTCGTGGTCAGCATAACCAGTAAGTCTGTTTGATGTAACCGAAGATTTAGTCATTAAAGGAGACCTTGTTGGTTCTTGGAAACCGTGTTGAGGTGGTCTACCTTTGTTATCTCTTATAGCTCTATATAAGCCAGTACCGTGTCTGTACCATTTCTCTCCAGTTGATATTCTTTTGTAAGGTTTGTAAGATACAACATCATTGTGATTGTATTGTGTGTTAACAGAATACTCACCTCTAAATCTTAAAGATGATTGTAATTTGTCCCAATGTTTGTAACCTCTCCAAGACTTCTCAATTGAGAAACCTAAATCGTTGTACATACCAGTAGTAGCTCTACTAGCAGTTGTTGGTTCTAAACAGAATGGATATATAACCGTTTTTTCTGATTCAGATTGAGTTGTTTGATAAGGTACATATAACTCAACCGTTCTCTCACCTTTGTTTGCAAAGTTGTATTGTTTTCCACCTTTCCATTTGCCATTTTCCATTTTTTGTCTGTACTCGTGGTCATCATTGTCTCCAATTGAATTGAAAAATGTCTCAATGTAAGTATTTTCATCTACTTGGTATCCATCTAGGTAATATTTAACCCATCCGTTTTTACCAAAACCTCTCCATTTCATTATGTTTGCAGGTGCATATGATTTTCCTAAATTTGTAGCACTATCATATGTTTCTGTTGCAAATCCGTGAGAAGCACTTTCGTGGCAGTAAATATAAAGTTTAGCAGTATTAGCTCTTACTTTAATTATTGTATGAGCACCAGCACTTCCAGGAGTTCCAAAAGTGGTTACTCCAGTTGTGTATGCAGAACCACTAGCGTGTGTTCCATCACTAGTTGTTGAGAATTTTAATGTCTTACTTGCGTTTGTAGAATCTGATTGGTCAAACTTATAAGTTTTTCCTTCTTCTAATTTAACCGTATTAGCAGTTGGTACAGCACCATCTACATTAAATTTACTAGAAGCAACCGTCATTTGGAAAGTTCTTTCCGCATTTTCAGTCGGGTCTGTAAGTTTAGGCATATAAAGGTCAATCTTATCTTCGTTAGAAGTTGGAGATGAACCTAAAGCAGTAGTTGTTCCAGTACCAGTATTATCTATTGCCTGATAAGCACCAGATATACCACCAACAACAACATTAGAAGCTTCAGCAACTAATTGGTAAACAGGTTTTCCGTTTACTAATAGTCTTTGTCTTCCAGCACCATTATTAGCAGTTGTTGTATCGTCTCTACTTTGTGTTATAACAGCAGTTATATTTGAACCAACTTGTAAAGCACCATCAACATAAACATAAGAATAAGTTGTTCCTGTTTGTGCGTGATGTTCAGTTGAATCACCTGTGTTTAAGTAAATTGTTTTTCTTGTTCTTGTAGAAGCACCACCAGAAGTAGTTCCTTCCCAAGCATTTGTAACCTGTAAGTAAGTGTTATCAGAAGCGTCTGTTAGAACAGAAACTTGTGTATCTTTTCTTTGTGTTCCGTCATCGTGTAACCAACCTTGTAAAGCAACAGAAGTTGTTTCATAACCAGGTACATCACCTTGGTCAAAAGTTAATTTGTGAGAAACACCTTGTCCACCTCGTCTTGTATCTTCAGCGTTAGCAGCAACAGCAGTTTTGTATAATGGAGAAAAGAAACCACTATCACCATTTGAAGCAGTACCTTTAACATAGTAAGGACCATCGTGGTCTTGTCCTAATGACTTACCTGTATTTCCAGTATTATGAATACCATCGGCAGTATAAGAAAATCCTAACGGATAAAATTTGTTTGAATTTTTGTGTTGTACGAAAGCATATCTATGACCTTCTTTAACAAACTCAAAGTTTCTGTAACCAGCAAATTGTCTTCCTTTAGTAGATGAACCTACTCTATTGTCAATTTTGAAATCTGGTACACCACCAGAAACATTAACAGCAACATCAAAAGTATTGTCTACTGGTCTGTAGTGGTATCTAAAATAAGTTTGTTCATAACCATTGTAAGTATCCATTTCTGAATAGTCGTCTTCTGTTTCTCGGAACATAGCGTCATACTCATCCATTAGGTGGGATTGATGGCGTACAATTGTTCCTAATTGAGTATCTATTTGGTTATAATTAATTTCGTGTGCTCCATCTTCGTTAGAGCCATAAGTTGAATTGTATTGAACAGGATTTCCGTCTCTATCTGTTCTTTGTCTTTCAGCTTTTCTTTCGTTTTCTGTCCAATATTGTGTATAACTAAATGCGTCAGCACCGTTATAGTTTGGATCTTGTCCACCTTGTACAATATTTTTTTCTTTTACATTGTAACCTTGAACTTTACTTCCTGGAGCGTAAGCACTAGAACCATCTGGAAGATATTCATTTGTCATAATCCACATCGCATTTGAGTGGTAGACAATATCGTCTCTTCTGTACATTTGGTCTCTATTGAACTCTCCTTGGAATTGGAGTTTAATTCTACCGAGATTTATTTTTGCCATTTTGTTTTCCTATTTACCTTCTATTATATTTATTATCCAAGAACAGGTGGTTGAGCAGTTGAGTGGTAATTTCCATCATTTTGTCCCATTATATAATCTCCACCATAACCCCATAATAAGTACCTGTTATCAAATGTTCTAATTTCTCTAAAGTGGTATCTGTTACCATCAGTTGAGTAATAACCTCTTCCTCTTACATCTTCGATTCTGCCGTGTGCATAATTCGGCATTCTTTGCATTTGGAAGTAATAATCATCTGTTTCTTCTATATTGTTTGTTGATTGTCTGTCATTATAACTAGAAGAATAACCTTGACAACCAATTCCATAGTTGTTTCTTCCAGTATTAAACATAAATCCATCGTAAGTTAATACCCATACATTACACATCCATTGGTTACCATATTCACTATTGCAACCTATGTCTTTAATATTTTCTAAATCAGCAGTTGTTGTTCCATTAATTTGCCATTTAGGTGATACAGCAGCTGATTGGTTGTTGTTATTTCCAATTCCTAATTCATAAGAACTATTGTAACCACAACATTTTATAGCACCTGTACTATCTTTAGTCCAGAAACTTGCGTATCTTCCATTTCCAGTAAACCACATATTAGCGCAATATGAATTAGTTCCGCTTCCAGGTCCACCAGACATTTGAGTAAATGTATTAACATCTGTTGTATTTCCCATCATCGCCCAACCGTATTCATTTCTTCCACACCAATATATCTTACCTTTGTCTGTAAGAATAGCAACCCTTTGGTATGATTGTTGAGAATCAACTAATAATTTTTTAATCTTACCAGGATCAGAAGAACCATTTGCCCAAGTGATTGATGGAATTTCTGTTGGTACTG